AAGATATAAAGTTGATAGGGAGATTATTCGTGTACATACAGGCAAAGATATGGGTGAGAATTATGCGGTGGACTTCGCAGAAGTAGAGTTCCCACTTGACCAAAGCGAAGAATTTGCACGTCTTGAGTTCATGATGGACAAGGGATTGATGGACAGGACTGATTTGATTCGCCACTTTAATCCAGACATATCAGACGAAGATTTAAAAAAGCTAATGAATAGAGTTGATGAGAATAAGAAAAAAGAAGCACAGGCTCAACAACCAGAACAACCACAATTTGAAGGATTAAAACGTCTTGGCACAATTAGTTCTTAATCATATTGCAAAGATTGATGAGCTTCAAGATGAGGTTATTCAAAATGCAGATAATATTTTACCTTCAATTGATATTGATGAAATGTTAAAAGATACAGAGGGTTACTTGTTAAATCTTGGTTTATCGTTCTTAACAGAACACATTGACGAGATTGAAAAAGGTGCTGAACAAGGGCAAAAGTTTGCAAAAGAGGTATTAAAGAAAAGTGGCTAATCAAGCAATTACAATCGAAAGAAACTTTAATTTAAATAAAATTACATTGGATTTGACAAAAGAATTAAATCGCTCTGCACAAATAATTAAAACAGATCACTTTGAAAGATTAGAGAGTGGTCAAGGCGTAAAAAGTGCATTGGTTCCTTCAAAGAAAAAAAGTGGTAAAACATTAGTCAATACCGGTAAAATGAGAAATCTTGTGATTGAAAGAGCAACAAAACAAAAGCAAGAAGCAAATGTGCATCCCGGAAGAAAACAAAATTATCTAAACTCAAACGTTACGATGGAAGATGTTGGTGCTTTTCATCAATCTGGTGCGGGTAATTTGCCAAAAAGAGAATGGTTCGGTATTACACAAAAAGCAGAAAAAAGAATTATCAAAATGGTAGAGTTAGAAATCGAAAGACAAATACAACGTGCCTAATCTACAAGCAACTATATCAAATCAATTATCTGCAACAGCAGCACAGACTACATTGTCAATACAAGAATTAGTTTCTACAATGAGGTCACAAGGCATGGCAGACCAAGCTATACGTCAAACATTGTTAAACGATCTAAACTCTGGTGGTCAATTATTTGGTTCGTTCAGAAATAAATTAAAGAATACTGTTAAGAATGGCGTTGAGCTAAACGCAAAAGATGCTGTTAATACTGAATACAAAGATGCCGGTGTTCAGAATTTTCAATGGATTTCTGTAGGGGATAATAAAGTTTGTATTGATTGTGAAGAAAGACACAGAGAAACAGGTACTCTTGAGTTCTTTGAAACAATAGGATTACCGGCTTCTGGATTTAGTGTATGCCAAACAAATTGTCGTTGTCAAATAGTACCACAAGACTACAAAGGCGAAAACCTTGATAAACCATTAATTAAAAATAAGAAAATAAAAAAATCATTATATACAAACACAAAACAAGCAGAAAACTATCTACAAAAAAAATTAAACTTGCGAGATAATAGAGTTTCTTTTAATGGTTTAGAAATGGATGCTGTTAATGATGCAACTCAAGCTGTCGAAGAAATATATAAAAAAACAGGGTTAAAATTTTGGGCAATTACGACTGTAACTAAAAATAAAAGTTGGAGTGCTGCATATAGTCGTTTTGGAAATGAATTAAAACTGAATACAAGGAACGCAAAAAGCAATATTGTTTACAAAACAAAAGCAAAAAAATTAGATGATATTTATGAAAAGAGAATTGTAGATAGTGAGAAAACAATTTCAGAATTAAAAGAAAAATTAAAGATATCTCCTAATAGGCCTTTAGCGTTAGAACTAAAAAGAATTGAAAACGAAATAGATGAATTAAAAAAATATTCACGAAGTAATGTTGCTAACAATATTAAAGAAGTGGTTTATCACGAATCTGGACATGGCATACAAGCGGGAAGGCATCTTCCACAAGAACAAGTCGTGGAGTGGAGAAAAAGAATTAATGAGGCAGCAGAAAACGGATTTAATTCGGAATGGAAATATAAAATTTCAAGATATGGTGCTGAAACTAATGACATTTTGGGAAGCCAAACAGTAATCGGCAAAAAAGATAAGTACGGAGAGTTTATTGCTGAAAGTTTTTGTGCTTATATGAAAGGTGAAAGAACAAATATTTATCCAGAATTATTAAAATTATTTGATGAAGTTGTTGGCAAATAATGAAAGAATTAACTAACTCAAACAAGAGGTTAAAATGAGTGAAGAACAGAAAGTCGAAGTCGAGGACGTAAAACACGACACCGCTGATACTGCAAGTGAAGAAAAGCAGCCCGTCAATCAAGTTCCTTATGCACGATTTAGTGAAATGGTGGACGAAAAAAACACGTTAAAAGTAGAACTCGATGCGTTAAAAAAGAACGCAAAGGAAGATGCTGAAAATCGCAAACTTAAAGAAATGGAATCTAAAGGCGAATATGATAAGATTATGAGCGAAATGAATACCAAATACGAAGTTGCGAAAAAGAAAGCAGATGCTTTTGATGAGTACCAAGTAACTAAACGAGAATCATTACTCGAGAAGTTAGAAGAAGAAGATCGTGCGATTTATGGTGAGTTACCACTTAATAAGTTGGAAGCTCATGTAGAAAAAGTCACAACGAAACCTTCACCGGCTTCGGTTGATAATTCAAAACCAACATCAACAGGCGGGTACGCATCTTTTGAAGAATGGGCTTCGGTTGATCCCGAAGGTTACAAGAGAGCAAATACGCCACAAAACTCTGGGGATATAAAAATAGGTTATGGCGGGTAATATATTCAAAGACAAACTTGATCCTAATAATGACCTTCAACATAAAACAGTAGATGGAGGGAAGGACATTGATTGTACTTATAAAGGTTCTTCTGTCACTTATGACGAATATCTTGATATTCATGAAGAACGTGGGGAGCGAGTACAAAAGGGCAAGAAACCAGATACTATTGGTGTTTTTAGTGGATTTGGGCCGGGGACGTTGAAGAAGCCGTATGATGACTAAACTTTTAAATAAATTAAAAAGGAGTTAAGCAATGGCTTTAACTAATACGTCAACTGCTGCCGGTGGTCTGGGAAGAACCATTGGTGATGCGGTTATAGCGTTCAACCATAGCAATGTAATGTATCCGCTTGTGACTGTAAAACAGGCTGCAAGAGGATCAAACCACGTTCAGTTCTCTGATTGGACTAAACTCACTTCTGGTGATGTTAGTGCTGCTACACAGGCAACTGCAACGACTGCGGTAGCAATAACAACTGCTGCACGTACTGCAACAATTTCTGAACACGTTATCGAATCACAAGTAAGTGACCTCGTAATGATGGGTTCTGGCGATGATGTTGAAGGACAAGCAGGGCCGGCACTTGGTAATGCAGTAGCTGCAAAACTTGATGACGATCTTGTAGAACTTGGTAAGACCTTTTCACAAACTGAATGTGGAGCGGGTAGCTCTTTGGCTTTATCTCATATATTTGGCTCTATGCGTCAATTGAGAGCAGCCGGTGCGCCTATGCCTTACAATTTGGTTCTTTCACCAAAACAGGTGTGGGGCGGAAAAGGAATTATCTCTTTACTACATAACACCGCATTAGATACTGCGGGTTCAAGTACAACCGATACTGCAACTGCACGTCCGGTTGGAATGATGGGTTCAAAAGGCGAAGAAGCATTCCAGACAGGATTTGTTGGAAGCATTGCCGGATTTAACGTCTATTGGTCAGATCAAACTGATGAAAATGTCGGTTCTGGCGGGGACGCAGCCGGTTTTGCATTTAGTAAAGGAGCAATCGGTCTTGGTGTTGGTGCAGAAGGTTTATTCCGAGTACGAACACAAAGAGAAGAATCAGAACGTATGACAAAATATGTCTGTACAGGGTTCTGGGGACAAGTTGAAGTGAAAGATGCTTATGGTGTCTACATTTTATCCGATGTTTCTTAATTAGTTATTAATTAACTAAAAACGTGATGGGCGGGAGCAATCCCGCCTAATCGCAAAGGAGTTTATTATGAGTAAATATTTTAAAAAGCCTAATGGTGCAATTGTTGAATACAACGAAAGAATACATGACATTAAATCTCTTGAAGATAGATTTGAAGAATGTAATGCAGACGGAAGTAAGCCAGAGCCAAAAAAAGCAAAAAAAGATAAAAAAGATAAATAATTTAACCAATATGCCCATGAGAATGACCGCTCGGCAAGGCATTTAAAGGAGAAACAATATGTCAATGAGAGAATACGGAGTTGTAGAAGCTCAAAATTTAGCAATGGGACAAGCCGGTTCAATATTTGTAAACGGCACAACCGCAGTCACTTGTGGTGCGGGTTCTAATGTATTTATCGCAATTCAATTTATAGAAGATACAGTATTTGCTTCTGGTAGCGGGGGACTTGTCGCTGAAACAGAACAATTGTTTCCAGACGATACAGGCACAGGCACGTTAATAGATGCCAATGGTGGTGCTGCAATTGATGGCGAAACATTCCCACAAGGAATGACAATTTACGGAAGATTTACAGGATTTACATTAGCATCGGGTGCGTGTATCGCATACGTAGGATAATGTTAAAATTAGGTTTAGCAGTCTTAAATGTACCTAATCAGACAGCACGTTTGGTCAGAGATTTATGGCGTAGCATTAACGACACTTGGACGAATGAAGAACGCAAGTGGCAGAATATAATTTAAGGAGAATATTATGGCAGCTTTAGGCGCACAGAGCATCGCTTCAAGTTACGAGCAACTTTTACACGTTGATCGTGATGGAGGCGGTAACTCTACAACTCACGTCAGCGTTAAAGACGGTGACAACGGAACAACTTTTGGCTTCACTATCGCAACAGATGCGTTGATGATGTCAAGCACCAACCGTTTAGAATTTGGTGACACAGGAACATACATACACCAATCAGCAGATGGTGTACTCGATTTAGTTTCTGATACAGAAATAGAAATAAACGCAACGACTATTGATATGAATGGTGCGTTGGATTTATCTGGAAATGCACAATTAAGTGGAACAGTAACAGTTGGTGCTGATGGAAGTGGAGCGGATGTAATCTTTTATAGTGGAACAGCAGGGGATTCTTTTGCTTGGGATGCTTCAGAAGAAAAACTGACAATTACAGGAACAAACGGACAAACAGCTTTAGATGTCGCAGATGGAAATTTAGTTGTCGCTGACAATATCGATCTTGAAGGTGATATCGATGTAAATGGTACTGCTAATCTTGACAATACTGATATTGACGGAACATTGGCAGTTGATGGAACAACAATTTCATTAGATGCAACAACTTCATTAAATATTGATAATTCAAACACCTCCAACGGAATTACAATTGGAACGGCAACATCTGGAGTACCAATTTCAATTGGACATTCGACTTCTGAAACAACTGTAAATGATAATTTAGTTGTAACAGGTGATATTGATTTAGCGGGAAGTATTGATGTAGATGGTACTGCTAATCTTGATGCAGTTGATATTGATGGTGCAGTACAGATTGACAACACAGTTACAGTTGGTGCAGACGATCAAGGATATGATGTAATCTTTTATGGCGATACAGCAAGTTCAAATATGACATGGGATACTTCAGCAGATAATTTAGTTTTAAATGATTCTCAATTATTTATAAATCAAGATGATAATTCAATGTCAATAAATATAGACTCTGAAGCAACAACAGAACCGGTAATTCAAGTTGATAGTCCTGCATCTACTACTCATCCTATTATAAATCTTACAAATTTAGACAGTTTAACAACAGGAGAGGGATTAAGAGTACATTCAAATTCAAGCAACACAAGCTCAAGAAAACTTGTACAAGTTATAAACGACCATGCTTCTGCAACGGGAACTACTGTACTTAATATTCAACAAGATGCGGGTTGTGAGGCAGTTGTAATAGACCAAAACGCAAACTCAAATGCTCTATCTATTGATGCCGAAAATACTACAACTCCCGCTGTTAATATTGTGTGTGATGCATTAACAAGTGGAGAGGCATTAAGAGTATATTCTAATACTGGTGATAGTAGTAATAGAAATCTTGTAGAAATTATAAATGACCATGCCGATGCTGATAATACAAGAGCAATGTATATTCAAAACGATGGTGCATTATATGGTATTGAAATGGCAGGAGGTTGTGGAATACGATTTGATAATACAGTTGCAAGTACAGATGCTCACACCCTTGATGATTATGAAGAAGGTATACATACTACCGCAATTACGGGAGGAACAAGTGGAAGTTTTACTTTAGAATCAAGTAATCAAAGTTTAGCATATACAAAAATTGGCAGAATGGTTACTGTACAAGGTAAATTCCAAACAAGTAGTGGAAGCGGTAGCGGCGATTTAAGAATTAGTATGCCTTTTACATCAAATAATAGTTTAGATGACAGTGCTGACGTAAGTGCGGGATCAATTACTGTAAACAGATATGGCTCTACTTCAATTGCTACGCAAATAACTCCGATTATTTTTGCAAATACTGCTTATGTACTTATACAGATACATAATACAGGAAATGCTAACGAAACATATTTACAAGCAGATAATGTTGATGCAACTATTGAAGGTCAAATTTGCATATCTTATATAGTATAATTTTTAATTGGATAATTAAATGGAAAAACAGGAGTAAAAAATGGCTTTAAGTAAAGAAAAATCATACGATTACGAAATCAGAACTGAATACAAACATATTCAAGAAAGAGAAAAAACTTCGATAATGGAAGATGGTAAAGAAATATCTTATTCATATAGTCGCAAAGTTTACAGTCCAGATATGGATGTATCAAGTGAGTCTGATGAAGTAAAAGGTATGGCAGATACATTTTGGACTGATGCAGTTAAAAAAGCGTGGTCTGATAAACAAGAAGCAGATAAAAAAGAATCTGAATAATAAATAGGGAGGCAATATGTTTGAAGAACGTATTAAACAGCTAAAAGCAGAACGTGATAATCTTACCATGAGAATCGCTGAAGTTAATTTCTTAATCAATGGTTATGAAACCGCTGAAAAAGATAAAGCTGATAAAACAAAAAAAGAAAAAAAGTGAATAAACCAAAAGTAGATGAATACCGGCTTGACGTTGTAGATAGACTTGCAAGGATTGAATCTAAAATGGAAGCAATCCATAAAGAGGCTACGCATACAAAACTCGAGATTCAATTGCAGAATGGACGTGTTAGATCGTTAGAAGGCAGTATGGCAAGTATTAAGGGCGTTGGTTCAGTTGTAAGTATTGTCTTTGCCGGGTTTATCTCTTATCTATTTAAAGGGAGAATATAATGAGTGATTGGTTCAATTGGACAAATTTCTGGTATCTTATGGGCATAATGGTTGCCGGTGGTGCAACATTTGTTGGCATGAAATACAAGAAGATGGTTGCAGAAATGAAAGACGTTTTCAAAGCACTTCAAGAGGCGTATGCTGATGATGGTAAACTTGACAACGAAGAACGAAAAAAAATAATGAAAGAAGTTTTGGACGTAATGGGAGCATTACTAAAGATAGCTTGGAAATGACCTTCGAAGAAATAATTGACAACGTTTTAGAATCTGAAGGCGGATACGTAAACGACAAAGACGATCCGGGTGGTGAAACTAATATGGGTATATCTAAAAGAGCATATCCAGATTTAGATATTAAAAACCTAACACGTGAAGAAGCCAAACAGATTTATTACGAAGATTATTGGACACCTTCAAAGGCAGACCAATTATCTAATCAATTACGAGAAGTATATTTTGATATGGTTGTAAACTTTGGTATGCGAGGTGCTGCGAGAGTATTACAACAGGCGTGTAATGGCAAGAACACCTATAAAATAAAAGTAGATGGCAGAGTAGGCGTTGCAACAATTAGTGCATCGAAGAATTTAGAACCAGACAGATTAAGAGCGTACAGAGTTTTAAAGTTTGCCAACATTGTAATAAAAAAGCCAACACAAGAGAAGTATTGGTTTGGTTGGTTTAGAAGGGCAATACGAGTGTGAACGTACCCGAAACCATAAGCCATATTAAAGAGATAGCAAATGAAATTGACTTGAACACACTACAAGACAATCCGGAGGCGTATTTTAGAGATTTGGTTGATTTAATTAGTATTATAAAAGATATGGATCAGCCAATGATTGTCAATATTAATGATTTAAATGACAGGATACACAAAGCATGAGTACATACGAAGCTACATATTGCGACACAAACACAGACTTGCAATATATCGTTCCGGATATTAATAACTACAATTTAAGACGTGTAGCGCCAAGCGATTGGGTTTCATCTGGAACAACAGACTTATATTATCTTTATTCTGCCGGATATGTGACACAACTATTCTATAATGGCGAAGAAATGACTTCGGTTACAGATACGCCAAACGCAAATAAAGAGTTTAATTATAACACAAGCACAGGGTTGTTAAGTTTCTTTTTAGAAAATTCTTCTACGTCACTTCTTAATAGTTCAGTAATAGAAGCCGGTAGGGATTGGTACGATACAAAAGTAGAAGCTGTACGAAAAGCAAGTGACCTTTGCAGAAACGTGTTACCTGTCCCAATATACCCTCGTAAAGGCGTTGGGACTGCAAGTGCCACAGGTAATGACTATCCAGAAATAATCGTGCGTTCTACGGCAATAATTGCGTGTGCTGATCTTGTTAGACCTTTTGACAAAGAAAAGGGCGATGAGCTTATGGCAATGGCTATGAATCCAGAAGGCACAGGATACTTGGATATGGTTCGCACAGGTCAAATCGCTTTATCGCAAGATGAAGGAATGGCAAAACATTCTGGTATAATACGAGAAGTATCTATTAATGCAAACTCAACAGGTAGTGTTATAGACGTAAGAGGCAGACCTTCAGTTGATTGGGATGTTATTAAGATTGTTATAAGCACAGCGGGAACTTTTACAAGTGGCTCCGCTTCTGGCGTGAAATACGATACATTTGTGAAAGATGATACAGGATTGAAGATTGATAAATCGAGCGATGCAGAATTCATTGATGGTGGTTTTCAAGACGTAGGTCATGGTATGCAAGTACGCTTTTCGCCCGGTGTCTATACAATAAACGATGAATGGGAACTCGAGATAAGTGGTATAGTTGATTCAAGAACAATGGCAGTCAAATACGCTGAAGCTGAAAGAATTTAATGGCTTTAAACATACAATCACCACTTTGGGCAGAATCGCATGAACTTTGGAATTCAGTAACAGGTACAACTTTTGCAACAGGCACAGATGATTCAGATAGCTACGCAAACGTAGTCTATGAAAACGTAATAGAATCCTTACAAGATATTATTCGTAAAGAGTTCCAGATTCCTGTGATTGATGAACACAAAGGCAATCAATCGATTGTAATTGATCCACAAGAAGATTCATTGATTGAGTATTTTGCTTCTGGTCAATCGAGAGCGTATGAAGTAGATATTATTTATACGTTAATGAAGGGTGGAGGATACAGAAGCGTAAAAACGCAATTAACAAGTACCGCAGAGCATTTAAAAAGATTAATACATAACAATTCACACTATTCTCCATCTGGTGTTTATAAGTATCACGATGGACGTGTTGAATCTGTTAATTACGAACAAGACGAAGATAATCTTGATATATGGAGAGCAAACGTGTCTTTTAATTGCACAGTTACGGAAATATACACATGAAGTATAAAATTAGTAAAAAAATTCAATCATTTTCTGCAATTAACGATTGGCAAGGTCTTGGAAAAGAAGTTGCTGAAAAGTTAGAAGATGGTAAAGAAGTAGAAATTAAGAATCCACCAAAACGTTTAGTTGATGGCGGGTACATCATAAAAAAGAAAAAGGAAACTAAATAATGGCAAGTTTAGACAAAACAGTCTATTCCGGAAAACAATTTGAATCTTATGTTTCAATACAATCAGATGCTTTAGGGACAAATGATGTATCCGGTACGCTGTATAAAATAAGAACACCAGAAATCAATGATATTGACACTTCTGCGGGTTCAGCTTTTGCTGATGCTGTACGATCTGGTCAAAGAGTACAAAGACCGACAGACCATATCGCAACATACAAAGGCGGAGTATTTAGATGGTCGTTTAGCGACTACGCAGTTGAAAACGAAGCAGCACTTCAAATGTTGCTTCAATTGGTATCTGAAGATGATAGCCCTTCTGGAACAGTAGCAATAACAGGAAATCAGGGAACAGTTGCGTATGAAGAAGGTGCTTCATCGGGTGAGTATGCGTGTGTTGTTATTTCATCACCAGATGCAGACGAAGATAAATTGATGCACAGTTCCATATTAGAAACGTTGACGCTTACACTAAATCCAACAGTAAACGGAGGAAGATTGACTGCTTCAGGTACGTTTTTTAGTGGCTATCAACCTGTAATTGGAACAGAAGGCACATCGGCAGACGCAACTGCTGTTGATTACACAAGAGGATTTTTTGATTGTACAACAATGAGCATTGGTGGCGATGACGTTGTAATCAATAATTTTGAAGTAACAATTAGTAATCCGGCTCAAAGAGTAGGCTACAAAACAGTCAATTCAGTAAGTCACGAACCTTCTGCTTATATGCGTGGAGGTATGATTGAAGTAACCGGTACGTTATCAGCGTTATTAGATGATAATGTTACAGATACAATTGACGATTTTAGAGATGGAACTTCTGTAAATATTAGCATTGGAAACGGAACAGAAATTGACTTTGATATACCAACAGCAAAGTACACAGGTTATACACATACGAACACAGATAGTGGAGTATTTATTGACCTACCATTTAAAGGTACTGCTGATGGTTCTAATGCATTAATAACAATAAAAGCAACTTAATAATTAGGGAGGCAAACATGATTGTAAAGGTTGGTAAAAAAGATTGGGACATAAAAGATTGTTCATACGCAGAAAGACGAGAACTGCACAAACTAAACGCAAAAGTATGGTGGGATGGCAAGATGGATGTAGAAGCGTATTATGAGGTACTTGAAAAGGTAGGTATAATAGCCGGTTTAGGAGAAAATGACTTTAAAGATATGAATATGCCAGAAGTAGATCAAGTATTACAAGCGGTATTTTTAGAATATCTTGGTATTGAACCGGCAAAAAAAGATTCAGGGGGTTGAGCCTTGCGGTTTGGTGTTTGCAATTTGGCACACCCGATCCGCGTGATATATATAGAAGCCTCCCCTATACTGTGGCGAAGCTCCCTGTTACTTACAAGCACGATGCAGTTCGTGTAGAAACGCTCGAGGATATATGGAACATAATAGATGAAATATGTAAACCAGACGGACATTATACAGACGGACAAATCTTATATCATTCCGTTCCATTTTTTGCAGATTGCAATCTTCTCATTGAGGATTGGATGATGCAGATGATTACCGAATACAATTACGTTACCAGATTTAATGTGTCGCTTGGTGAATTAGATAATATTTCATCTGACAGATTAGATTGTTTTACAATTATAGATAACGAAATAAACGCTTGTTCACAAGAAAAGGCAAAAAAAGAAAATGGCTGATAAAAATTTAAATATTAAAATTAGAACACCCGGTTCTAAAAAAGCCAAACAAGATATTAGTAGTGTCGATAACAGCATTAAATCTTTAGGTAAATCTGCGTTAAAAGCGGGTGCGGGTTTTTTTGCAGTTAGGGGATTAATAACAGGTTTACAAAAATCGATTGTTTTAGCGGGACAATTTGAAAAAGTAGAAAAAGGTTTTAAAAATTTAGCAACGCAATCTGGTTTCTCTACACAGGCATTATCTAAACTACAACGAGCAACAGACGGCACAGTTTCCTCAATGGAGTTAATGCGACAAGCTAATAACGCTATGCTTTTGGGTATTGCTGATTCAGAAGATCAAATGGCAGATATGTTTGATGTTGCACAACGGCTCGGTTCAGCATTAGGACAAGATACAACTTTTGCTGTTGAATCTTTAGTTACAGGTTTAGGAAGGCAATCAAAATTAATGCTTGATAATCTTGGTATTATGGTTGACGTAAACAAAGCTAATGAAGATTATGCGGAAGTTTTAGGAATTTCTGTAAATCAATTATCAGATCAAGAAAGAAAACAAGCGTTTGTAAATGCTGCAATGGCTTCAGCAAATAATTTAGTAGGACAGCTTGGAACAGAAACACTTTCAGCTTCTGACCATATACAGGTAATGAAAGCAGCTACCGAAGAACTTGCAATTACCTTTGGAACAGAGTTTGGCGGTGCAGTTGTTAGTGCTACTAAAAAAATTACTTCGTTTATAAAAAAATCTGCTGATTTATTTAATCAAACAAAATTGGCAACGCTTGGCAAAGATAATATAAAAATTTTGACTGATATGGCAGCAACAGCAAGAGAAATTGCCGGTAGTGGTGATTTATTAACAATACAGCAAAGTATAAAAGACTTAACAGAGTTAATTAACGATGTTCCTCGATCTGGTATACTTTTAATACCTGTACTAAACGAATTAAAAGATGCAGCACAACAATTAAAAAATGCATCAGTAAACACTTCAAAAATGATTGAAACAGTACAATTAACAGCAGACGAAGCACGAAGATTTGCGGAATTTACTGCACAAGCTGCAACGAGTTTAGCAACGTCTGCACTTATGGGCGATAGTGTTGGAGATGCCTTTAAAAGAATGTTAACGCAACAAATATTAATAACTGCACAAATGAAAATACAAAAAGGCATTCAGGAGGCGATGGCAGCAATGCAATTTGCAACTTCTGGGCCAATGGGATTTATAGCTACTGGATTAAAATTTTTATTTGGTGCATCACCAACACAAGCAACACCCTCTCCAAATGTAACAATAAATCAAAACTTTGGTGGTATGGGTGTTATAGATAGTAATTTTGCAGCTAACTCAATAATCCCCGCAATAAACAAAGCAGTATCGACAGGTCAAGCAAGGATTACTAAATAGATGTTATCGTTTGATGCTGACCTTACTAATGCGTTAAAAAACTCAAACACAACAGCATTTTGGGTACTTAAACTATATTATAATGATGAATCTGCATTTGTTGGCGTAAGCGACAGACACAGACAAGACGGAACAGATATTTATTATGGTATTGTTGCAACGTGGGGCGTGTATCGTCAATCATTAGACTTTTTTAACTTTACAACATCGACTGCAAATATGTCGGTTACATTGCTCAACAATGATAAGTCAATTAAAGGCGGAAGATTTACCGATTTATTCGCAACTAATAACTTTGAAAATCGCAAATGGGAATTATTTTTAAATACAAACGAAACAGCTACCCTTGACACACCGGAACGAATGATTGGCACAGGTGTTATTTCTGGTGAAGTGGACTATGATCGTAATAATATTGTTTTATCATTATTAGACAACAGCACAAAGTTTCATAAAAGACTGCCAACAGCAACAGTTGCAGAATCAACATATAGCGGAGTAAAGATAAAAAATGCCGGGAAACCTATACCAATGGCATTTGGTGATTTTCATGCTAAAACAGATATTGGAACTATTCCAACAGGTCATTTTGATAGGTTGCATAATTTTTATAAAGGAGCATTTCCCGCAATTATTGTAGATGAATGGGATGTGCAAGGACAAGAATCAAAAGCATTAGCAGATAATGAAGCAATACACACATTAGATGCAGAGAATATTTATACCTATATAGATGGTTTCTATGCAACACTTACAAACGCTAATAACGCAGTAAGCCTTCCAACTTCTGGAACATATAATGGTAAATCATTAATTGATTTTAGAGGCAAAGAGGCATCTGTATATCTTCCATTAAGCACGTCTAATTTAGCAGCAGAATCAGTAACAGGAAGCGGATCAGTAGCTAACGAGGAAAGAGTGGGAGATGGCTCTTTTTCGGCAGTTGCACAATGGTTGGCAAACGGAGCAACAACAAACAATTCTGTTACAAGTTTAACTTTTGCATTTCCAAAGATTAATAAATTAGGTACATACTCTGGCGTAAATTTATTAACAAAATGGGGAACTGTTACAGATTTCACAGCAGAAGGTGCAAGTGGTAATTTTACAATTACAGTTGGCTCAACAGGAATTGCAGAA